GCGTTTGCAGGCGAAGCAACAAAGAAGTCGCTGAAGAAGCGTAAAGGCGCGACATCCACATGGATTACTCGCGGGCAATCTCTCGGTGGCGGAACCAATCTAGGATAATCTATGGAAGCACAAGACCTAATCAAACTATTTGATAAAGAAAAGAACAGTTCGGAGCGCGGAAACTTCAATACGCTCACTCAAGCGGCGGCAGAATGGTGCAACCCACCGATGGACAACATCGAAAGCATCAAAAGCCCCGGTGACCGCAAGAAGCATGGTCGCTACATAGACGTTGGCATCAAAGCTCGTCGGATGTGTACGGCAGGATTGATGAGCCATCTGTTTCCGCAGGGCCAGAACTGGGTGCGAAACGTTCCGGTGAACCGCGACCTGATGAAAAATGACAATGTGGTACGGGCGCTGACCTCTGTGACGAAGAAATTCACATCAGCAATCGAGGAAAGTAACTTTTACGAGGAAATGGGTTCGTCAATTGATGCACTCACCTACACGGGTACAACCGCCTTGTATTGCGAGTCAACCAAGACATCAATTTTGAACTGGCGCTCTCACTTCTACAAGTCATTTTACATCTGCGAGAACTATCAGGGCGAAGTTGACACCGTGATTCGCGAGTTTACGCTAACTGCGCGTCAGGCGATGCAACAGTTTGGTGATGACACGCCCGAAAAGATTATGAACGACTCGCTTGAGGTGAACACAGCCTCTAAAGAATATACCTTCCTGCATTTCGTGATGCCTCGGACGGACGGATATGTTAGCGGTTCAGTAAAGAAGGAACAGAAACCGATTGCGTCCTATTACGTCTGCTTCGACACGAAAGAGATTGTTCAGGAAAGTGGATTCGATGAGATGCCCTATGCGGTCGGTCGCTTCTATCGAACCAATTACGAGAAGTACGGACGCTCTCCTGCTATGGAAGTCGCATCTACCCTCCCGATGGTGAATGATATGGAAGGCACTCGCATTCGTGGCGCTCAACGTGTCAGTGATCCGCCTTGGCTTTCCCCAAATGACGGTAGTGTGCGCCGAATCAGTAACGATCACGGCTCAATCATCTACTGGAACGCGGGGAACCCTCTCTCGAAGCCGGAGCAACTCACGGTAAAAGACAACGTGATGATTAACGATGATATGATTTCCAAGAAGGAAGAGGAGATCATGGAGGCGTTTTATGTGCCGCTGTTCAATCCATTGCACGACAAGAAGAACATGACTGCGACGGAAACGGGCGAGCGACTGAATCTATCATTGCAGTTCCTGACTCCCGCCGTGAATCGCATCAACCGCTATTTCGTGAAACCCGCACTGGAACGCGCCTTTGGTATTATGCTAAGAGCGAATAAGTTCCCTGAGCTTGATATTCCAGAACTAAGTGAGGCAAAGCTCGATTTTGAATTGGTCGGCAAAGCGTCACTCGCCGCCCGTCAGATTGAATTGTACGGCACGATGACCGCGCTTGAGCAGATTGGATTGGTCGGGCAGGTCAAGCCTGAGATTTGGGACAACGTGAACGCAGACGAAACCGCGAGATTCATCCAAGAGGTGAACATGGTTCCGGTTGCGTTGCAGGCGACCAAGGATGAAGTTGAAGCAGTTCGCGCCGAACGTCAGGAGCAACTAGAGGCTCAACAGCAGGCCGAGCAAGCACAAGTGATGTCAGACGCATACAGCAAGACTACCAAGGCTCCCGAGGGCGGGAGTGGCGCAGAAGCGATGGTAGAAGAAATGGGCTAACAACAAGGAGAAGGCATGGACGTATTCAATTACGTGATTCACAAGACGGAGTGGATGTCGGATATCGACAATATTCCTGAAACCACAAGACAAGCGTTCGTCAATCTGTTCCAGTCGGACAGTCAAGACGCTCGTTTGGTAGCAAAATTCATCGTTGATCGTTGTCGGTGGTCGGATATGACTGAGACGAACAGCGGGATTATCGAAGCGAAACAGAATACTGGGCGAAATATTGTGATTGGCCTCATTGACCAACTCAATAAAGAACCCATTGAACAAGAAGAACTAAACGAGGAGCTATAACATGGCAGAAGAAGTAGAAGTAGAGGCAATTGAAGAAGTAACGGAAGGTGCGGTAGTTGAGACTGAGGTGGTAGCTGATACCCCAACGACCACGCAGACCACTGAAAAGGCGTTTGTTGACTCCATGATTGAGTCGCTCGATGAAGGCGACCTCAAATCCTCGAAGATGTGGGATGAACTTAAGGGCAAAGACGCAAACGAATTTGCAAAGTATGTGTCAGAGCTTAAATCCTTTACCGGAAAGAAGGGTGATATTCCAAAAGCCGATGCTCCCAAGGAAGAATGGGACGCATTTCATACAAAGTTAGGGCGACCTGATAGCATTGAGGGCTACGATTTCGAGCTAAATGATGATTTCAAGGCGCTCGTTGGCGATGATTCGCTTCCGTACTACGAGGGAATCGTTGATACTATCAAGCAACAGGCATTTGAGATGGGCGCGAATGGCAAGCAAGCCGATGCCGCCGTCGATGCGCTACTTAGTATGGTCGCAGAACAGACCGAGTCCACGAATAAGGCACTAAAAGAGCAGACCGAATCGAATATCAATGCTCTAAAGACCGAGTTCGGTGACGGATACGAGGCAATCAATGACGGAATCGTTGCAATGTTGGAGAATAACGGTATGACTCGCGAGCAGGCAGAATACTTTAAGGAGAGCGGAGTGCTTTCTGAGCCATCCCTCGCGATTCCATTGGCTAAAATTGCGGCGGGATTTGCGGATGACCCAGAAATCGGGCATCACCAGACCTCAACGCAGTCCGGCATTCAAGACCAAATCAATGAAGTCGAGTTTGAAATGCAATCGTACCTGAAATCGGGAGAATCAATCCCGAAACACATGCACGAAAAGCGTAACTCACTCTTTGCAAAGTTAAATTAATCGAAAAAGTTCTTGACATCATTTGATGTTAGGAGTATAAGCAACAACCAGACAGAGGGATAACTCTTGCGGCCTCTCTGTCTGGAAGCCCACTCAGGCTTTAAACGATAGGCAAGACCTCCTAGTGGAGACAATCAAACCGAGAAGCACTAACGATGCTCGCCACGGTGGTTAGCATTAATTGTTAACGGTCAACTAGGAGAAAACTCATGGCCTCAACATCAATCACTACCGCTTTCGTAAAACAATACGATAGCACTCTCAGAATGCTCTTGGAACTCAAGGGTAACATGTTCAGCGGAAAATGCATTGAAGAAAGCATTAACGGTGAAGAAAAGTATTACGACCAACTCGGAAGCATCTTTGCGACCGAAGTTACTCAGCAGTTTGCTGACTCCCCCGAATCCGATATTACACATGCCCGTCGGCGTGTTGTAGCCACTCCTTACGATGTAGGTATTGGCTTGGATAAGTTCGATAAAGTTCAAATGCTCGTCAATCCTGAGTCTGGATATGTTCAGCGTCAGGTGTCTGCCCTTCAGCGTAAAGGTGGAATCGAGTTTATGAATGGCGCACTTGGTGATGCTGGAACCGGTAAAGCTGGAACGACTGCTGTTCCTTTTGATACCGACAACATTGTCCCAGTGGGAACGGGTTCTACCGGAACTACCGGAATGAACCTCGCAAAACTGCAAGCGACTCTTGAGTTGTTTGAAACCAACAACCTCGTGATTGATGATCCTATGAACAAGCTGTATTTTGCTTGGGGGCCACAACAGAAGCGTGAGTTGCTAGAGTCCACGACTGTTACGTCATCCGACTTCTCGACTGTGAAAGCACTCGTTAGCGGTCAGATTTCTGGTTACTACGGTTTCGAGTTCGTTAGCTCAAACATGATTCCTTACATGAACGCAGGCGTTACTGGTGCGGAATTGACTTGGGGCGCAACCGATACTCCGACTGATACCTCTGGTGCAGACCTTCGGGCTTGTTTCTCATGGGCAAAGAGTGGCGTGATTCAGGTAACCAATCCTAATCTGTCTACTGACGTGTCTCAGCGTAAAGATAAGTCGAACAACTGGTACTCTTACTCTTGCCTCCGCACTGGTGCGGTTCGCCTAGAGGAAGAAAAGGTCGTTCTCATTCCTTGCGATCAAAGCGTCTAATCAACTAACGGGGGCGTGAAAACCCCCATAATTTAACTTGGAGATATAAAATGGCTACTACATTTAACTCAAATGAAATCACCGCTGTTAATACTAACGGTGGAACTTCGCTTGGTCCTAACGAGGCGCATATTAAAACCGCTAAGTTTACGGCTACTATGGATGGCTCGGCAACCCCGATCCTGAATGTTGCGCGTTTGCCCGGCGGTTCTAAGGTGCAATTCGTTGCAATGAATCTGTCCGCAGGTTGGACGAGCGGAAGTGCGGTCTATACGGCTGATGGCGACGCGGTAGGTATCGCTGTTGCATGTACAGGCGCTGTTGTTGCTAAGAATACTGGCATCGGCGATCAAGAAGCAACTGTTGGAGAGGACGGGCTTGTAATTTGCACGTTCGTTGGAACTCCTGCGGGAACTGAAGTGATTGACGGCACTGTTTATTACATTTAATTAATCATGGGGCATCCGAGGGTCGCCTTCTCTCCTCGGTGTAAGCCCCCACCTTCTGAGGTATTATGGCTTTATCTAAAATCGACGTATGCAATCAAGCGCTCCTGAAAGTTGGCGCTGATACTATTGCCTCGCTAGATACTTCGTCAGATCTTGATGAAGGCACAATTGTAGAGGCGAATCTCTGTAACATCTTCTTTGACCAAGCGTTAGAGGAAACCATGCGAACATATCCGTGGAATTGTTGCACCGCCAGAACTGTCCCTGTGAAGCTCGCAGAAGCCCCCGCATTTGGTTATGAGGCGGCGTTTCAGCTTCCAAACGACTGTATGCGCGTTATCAACGTGTTTGATTCGTCTGACCAAGATTTAAATGGTGTGCGATGGGTGATTGAGGGCGACCGAATCCTTTGTGATTACGAGGTCGTTTACCTGAAGTACGTTCAAAAACCCACGAATGTTGGAGTGCTCGATCCCCTTGCGGTTCGCGCATTAATCTGCAATCTGGCACTGAAGCTCGCCATCCCGCTACAACTAGACGACAAGCAAGCGGCGCGCATCCTCGCAGAACTTGAACAAATTGTCTTGCCAATGGCGCGAAGTGTTGATACATTTGAGAATAAAGAACTGCTGACTGAAGAATCCACATGGATTACAGGTCGGTATCAAGATAGACCTAACTGGTAAGGAGAGGCGAGATGGCTAAAGAATACACAGAGTTGCAGTTGAAGGCGAAAGAAGCGGGCGTTAAGAGTTGGCACACGAAGTCGGACGAGAAGATTGAGATTGAATTGTCCAAGATCGAAGCCCCCTCGCAACCCGTCGTCGAATCCACACCCGATGAAATCGCAGAACCAGTCGTCGAGAAGGTTGAGAAACCCGACCCGATGGAACTGATGGAAGCGATGCTTGAGTGGAAATTCGATTGGAAGATGGCGATGGGAAGTATTAGAGGCGGCGCGCAGAAGTCTCCGATGTGGAAGTGGAAAGACCTAATCATCGAGGGTTACGCGAAAGACTTAGAGAAGAAAAAAGCTAAACAGAATGAGATGGCCTCCAAACGGTAATGACTAATAACTATCAAGCTAGTTTTAACAGCGGTGAACTATCGCGCAAGATGGACGGCAGAACCGACCTAGATGTTTATAGGAACGGCTGTCGTTCATTGCAAAACTTCTACGTGATGCCCCAAGGCGGGGTTGAGCGTCGGACGGGTACGGAGTTTGTGGATAAAACAGCTTATGGCTGGCACACCACGGGGAGTATAGAGTCGTCTACTTTTGATTCTGAGGTTACCATTACCGGAAATGATGGGACCGGGGTTTTTATGAAGCCAGACGGGACTAAACTTTATACAGTTGTCTCGACTCAGAATTATCTTACGGAATATGACCTATCAATAGCTTGGGATGTGTCAACAGCGGTACAGGTTAATAACGAGGATTTGGTGGCGCAATTCAGTCCGCCGATTAGCTCATCCCCATTTGATCTACAAATATCAGCAGATGGGTTATCTTTGTGGATTCTTGATTTCTCACAAAAAATAATTTATGAATTTACGCTTACGACTGCGTGGGACACATCAACCATCCAAGCTCCTGCGAACAATAGCGTTGATATATCAGCAACATTTTCCTATCTCCCTCAAGGGTTTAATATTTCAGCAGATGGGTCTTATATACTGTTGGTTCAATCCACTAATGTTTACAAGCATGAATTAACTACGCCATTCGATGTAAGTACGATGGGGGCGAAGGAGACTCTAAGCATCGCGGCTAACGTATCAACAGCTACGAGCATTTTCGCGCGCTCTGATAATAAGGCATTTCTTGTCACCGACTTAACGAGTGATACAGTTGCTTTTTATTCAATGGACACATTTGCCACCTCGGCGTTTGTGGACGAGTTTGATATATCATCGAAATCCTCTGACCCATTTGATATGTATGTTGACCCGACGTGGGCGCACATGGCAGTAATTGACACAACCAATGATTCGGTCTATCTATATGATTTGGCTGGTTTCCCAAGGTCGGGGAGCGGTGACACAGCATCTCGCTTCATCCCATTCATCTTTTCGTCCGACGTTGCCTACGCGATGGAGTTCGGAGTTGGGTACATCAAAGCTTGGTATGTGGACGGGAGTGGCGTTAATCAGTCCGTAGACGTGACAGGAGCCGTTCCGTACACCGCAGACGACCTCAGAGCCATTCAGTACACCCCGCGCTTTGACACCCTCATTCTGACCCATCCTGACCATCCTACGCAAACGCTGACGAGAGACACGATTGCTCCGACGTTCTCGATTAACGAAACCGCCTTTGATTTAGCGCCGATGCTTGATGAGAACGATACGGCAACTCTAATGCAATCTGATGCCCTCACTGGTGCGGCAACCATCACAACTACCGATGATGTGTTTGTCGCGGAACATGTTGGCTCGACATTTAAAATGCGCCACACAGGTAATACTAGCAGGACTGTTGCATTTGGAGTGACACCATCAACACCGTATAGCGGAGATGATTGGGTTGATAATGGTGGTGCAGTAAATGTTTCATACTCAAACTGGAGCGTAGAAACCTCAAATCTTTGGTACGGACAGGTTTGGATTCAAATTAGCTATGATGGAAAGGCAACATGGGAAGATTACATCCAACTTGCCGATACAATATTACCACTGGGTGAGGAAAAGAACTTCAACTTCTCATCCCCCTCAAAAGAATCTGGCAATACTTGGATATCAATTCGCTATAATATAATTACCAATCCCGGCCCTCTACAGGTATCATACAGAAATGATGATGGATATGTAACATCAACATACAAAGTTGACTCAGTAA